GGATTGTACTGGCCGGACAGTCCTGCAACCATGCTCTGGTTTGACCGCGGGCTGATGATACAACTCAGCGGGCCATCCATCGGAGCCAAGCTTTCCTGGATCATCCTGGTGCCGGCAGTGTAAATACTGATCGATGCCGGAGCGGTCCCAAGAGTAGTTGTCGGCGATACCTGGTAGATGTAGTTTTTCATATACGATGCGCAGTAGGCATCAATCGTTGCCGCCAGCTGCGACACCTTCGGCTCGATGAACTGTTTGCTGAATTCGGCAGCTTCATCGAGACTCAGTGCTCGTTCCGCTTCTGTAAACTCGAAATCGATACCGCGGATGGTATCAATCGCAACCGGAGCGGTGGTCTGCACGTCGTTCGCGACGTCGATATTCCACGTCGAACGAACGATTCCGAGAGAAGGTTTCGGAACGTAAATTTCGGTCCCGCCTTTTTTCACCTCTCCCATCGGTTTGAAATATTTGCTGTAACTCGTATCACAGGTTTTTATCACCTGACAATTTGAGAACAGCCCCATCATTGCTTCCCTCACAACGAGGGTGGAAATAGGTATGGTATTAGCCATTACTACCTTCCTTTGTTAAAATTTGCCAATTTTAGCCTTCGCCTTTCCCATTACCTTCCGGTACTCGGCGTCGCTCATTTTGTCAAAATCGATGCCGCCACCACCACCTTTACCGCCTTTCGGCTTGTTGACAGGTGGTTTTGACTTGCTCGGCTTTGCTTTCTGCCGAGTTTTTGCTGCCTGCAGCTTGAACGATATTTCAGCAAGTTTCCTCGCCTGAGCATATCCTTTCAAACCGAAAACATCTGCGGCGATTGAATGGTTTTTCGGGTTTCCGAGAAAACAGAACAGGTCGGTATTGTTTTCGTCGTGAGAGAGTGCCTCATGAAGCTCCGGAGTCATTTTGAATGATCCAAGGGTGCGAACCGCGCTGTCGTAATCGCCGAAAATCGACTTTTCAGAAGCCATTTTCGAAAAATATCGCTGTTGCTCCTGCTGGATACGTTGAGTTCCCCGGTTGGCGTGATCAGTTTTTATCTGCTCACACTCAGCCTCCCACTTTCCGACGTCCTGGTAATACTTCGCCTGTGCCCGTTCGAAATCTCCCTTGACGTTTTTGTCAAACGTGTACTTGTTCGGGTCAGGTGCAGGAGGAAGTTCAGGAGGTTTGCTCTCGATCTGCGCCTCAACTTCTTCGAGTCTCTGCCGCAGTTCGTAGTTTTCCCGCGTTTTCTGGTCAATACGTTCCTGAAACCTGTTTCGCTTCGGCTTCTTCGGTGGTTCCTGATTTTTGTTTTTGTCAGGGTCGTCTTCGTCAATGACATCGTCATTATCAGAATCGTCAGAACCATCATCGTTGCCGTCGTCGCTATCATCGCCGCCATCGTCGGCAGGCTTTTTTTTGTCGTCGCCGTCGTCAGTATCTCCCTCGTTGTTTCCATCATCGCCGCCGCCGCCAGTTCCATCATCGTTGACAGAACCACCTTCTCCGCCGCCGTCGTCGTTCGCTGGGATAAAACTGTCGATCGCTTCGTCAAGTAACTGTGTATCCATTTCGTCCTCCAAGGAGTCGTATGTTTCGCGGGTTAAAATTATCGACTGCCGCCCGGTCCCGCTCCCGGAGGCATCGAGTTGTTAAAACGCTGGCGGATACGTTCTTTCTCAATCTCCGCTGCGGATTTGATCTTCTCTTTCGTAATGTCAGTCTGTGATTCAATCTGAGTTTCCTCAAGGTTGAATTTCCCGAGATCCTGCTTCAACTTTTTGTTCTCCTCTGCCATGCCTTGCAGCATCTTACCAGCCTGTTGGAGCTGCTGCTGTATCATCTGTAACTGCACCTGAGCCGGTGAAGCGCCTTTCTGCATCATGTCAACCTTCATAAGCAGCTCAGGAGGAAGAGCCGCCCGCAACCGCATTGCCAGTTCGTCTGCTTTCTCAAAATCGAGGTTTCCGACAATCATGTCGGCACCGAGTTCACCGGCTTTCGGAACCACCCTGGCGAATTCAAGCAGGTTCTCAGCCGCATCCATCCTTCGCGTTGCACTGCTGGCGCCAATGTCGATTTTGATATCGTATTCACCTACTGTCAGGTCGTATAATTTCGGCTGTCCGTCACTGTCGATGAAACTCTGATTTACTTTTACAACTTCATCAGCCATGTCGTCGCCGAGAATGCGGATCGTGCGCGCCGTGTCGTAAATGTGAGGAATTAGGTCAACAATCACCACTCCAGCACGGTACAGTGCGGTGTTAAATGCCATAGTATAATGAAAAGTTGAAATATCACCCTGTTGTTGACGTGCGAGAATTGCCCTCGCCGCGACCTCATTACCCTGTTGCCCGAGACTTGCATCAAAAATGCCAATACAGGCTTTAATTTCGTCGCTTGCCTGGGTAATATTAGCGTAATATCCTTGCGATGGCATAGGAGGAGCAACCCGCTGCGGGGGAGGTGCCATTACGCCGTTACTCACTACCGGGTTGTATTCAAGTCGCGCCGTTGCAACAAGATTTGCCTCATCATAATCACGCTCAAAACCTTTGAACGATCCTTTGGCACCCATCCAAGTTGACTTGGGGGCCTGTTGCATGAGTTCTGCGTCTTGTGACTTGTAGAAATTGTACATACGCTGAGGATCGAGAGCATCTTTAACGATCGCCTTGAAAAACTTTTCACCGGTCTTGAGTGTATGCTCTCTGGCGTGTGCACCGATAATCGGAATATGTTTTCCCGGCCAGTCGTCAACAGACAGTTGTTCGTCACCGCTGAACAGGTACCGCTTAACTGTCGGTAGTTTTGTGGTACGCTGCTTCAGTACTTCATAACTTCCTTCAGGTAGCTCGTCAAGTTCTGACTGAGTGACTGTGCGTACCTGCTGTTGCTGCTGCTGAGGTGTAATAGTTTCCTGAATTGCGACATCAATGTCGTTTTGTGTTTCAGGTTCCGAGATTATGTCGGGAATCATTTCGATCTGGTACAGTTCTGTTTTCTCCCAGGTGCGCTCCCAGTACTCAACCCGCATTACATCGTCAAGGTGCGGCTTATTGAGTTCGTTTGAAGCATCCCAGTCGCCACCAGAAACACCGTCGTATTCGTCGTCAAAAACCTCTTTGTCAACGAAGTCGATAATTATTGCAAAATCACCATCAGGATCAAGATACACACTGAACGGATCTTCAATTTTCTTGATTAAGATTTCCTGATCCATCGAACGTTCGTTGCAGTATTCGGTATCAATACGAAAATGCCCGAATCCGCACGATCCGAGATGAAAAAACGCATTTGAAAACGCTTCTCCGGCGTCTGATTTCTCACTGCTCTGAATATGGCGAAGCAGACCGTTTACCACCTTACCTTTATCTACATCAGCATCTTCGAACGGAACCGCCTTTATTCTGGCACGCTCCATACTGTTTTTGTTTACCACTTGATTTACAAACGGAGATAGCCGGTTGATAGTAATTATTGGACGTCCGGTTTCCTTGCGAGATTTAAGCTCTTTATCATCCCATGGGTCACCGGCGACAGCCTCCATGCACTCGCGGCCGATTTCGTGAGCTTTCGACAACTCGGTAACCATGCGACCAAGGCGGGTTCTTGCCCGATCGAGAACGTCGTTACCTGTGGTTTCTTCTTTTTCTTCGTTATCCACGCCATCCGCCAAGTTTTACAGGTTGATAGTTCTGGTTTCTGCCCTTCGTGTATTCAAGATCACCCATACCGGCAAACATTATCCGCATCATATCAGAAGGATCTTTGTATTTTTCGTCTTCTTTCTCAGTTCCTTCAATACACCGATGGCTTTCGAGAGACTGAATAATATTCCTGCAATGCGGAAGAACATAAAAATCAGGAGAATTAAATTCATTTACCGGCAACATATTATTATACATCATTTTGTCAATTATCACATTCCGCTGCCGGTCAATAGCAGTTTCAAGAGGCAACTCAAACATAAGACCGCCGTTTTCAGGCTTAGAAAATTCGTGAACGATTCCGATTGTTGACGTACTCCAGTTCTCGCCACCGGCACCCTTCGCAAATCTGGTATCTAAAAATCTTTTCTCAATATTTATTCCATACTCAGAGGTGCCATCGTACAAATAGATCTGTTTTGCCAACTCTTTATGAGATCCGTCGAAGTACATCTTCTTCCGCAGCTCTGAGTAGTAGTCTCCCATAAGTTCAACAGTCGGCCACTCATTATAGAACACATAGTAAAAATCGTCACACCGGCTGTTCTTTGGGATCTTCGCCAACCATCCACAAAATGGATAATATTTACTATGTGGGTCCATTGCCATATAGCAATCGCCGTGCTCACAGATTTTATCCATCGTTATAATATCATATAACCAGTGATCTTCAGTGATGACGTGCACCGCTCGGTTGAAGGTTGTCCATATCTTCGCGCCTACCCCGATCGGTTGATTGAGGTAGATGTGTTTATATGTCATCAATGTAGGATCGCGGCGTTTGCAGTCGTCAATTTCATCGGCGAGTATCTTAGGAATATCTTCAAGTGTGTAGACGTCGTCGTAGTTTATTTCTTTGACGATACTATTTTCAGGCGGGTTCTGCACAAAACGCTTATCGGTTTCGTCGTCAAGGTATTTACGGTTGAACGTAATAAGTATTTCAGAGTCTTTCTTCCGGATCGTCGGCGTCAAGTCGTCCCATGATTCTTTAGAAACGTTTTGAGCTTCCTCAATCCAGCATATATCTACATCGTCAAGAGACTTTATATTGTGAACGTTCCGAAGCAGACCATCAAAAAATATACTGGTGCCATTTTTACCTTTAATCGTTGCCGTCTCAATTTCATAATAATCACTGGCACCGATTTTTTTGATTTGTGAAGCTATGAGGTGATGAACCGATTCTTTAATTGATTTCTGAGTCTCACGGGCGCACAGTATACGAATAGGGCGTTGCACGCCTCTGATTGCGATGTACCTTGCTACTGATGTGCTCTTCCAGCTCCAGCGCCCACCGTGAGCAACCTTGTACCTGGCAGGTTGCCAGAGCCATTTGTATTTTACCGGAAAATCAATGTTGAGTTGCACAAGTAGTCCGATAATAATTATGAGTAATATTCTGTTCATTCATCACTTGTACTATTTGTAAAGTTGATATTTATTCCGTCAGGGAAGTGGTTAGTCTGGTCGATTTCACTTTTCTCAGTAATTCCGTCAATCCTCGCCACAAGGTTAGCGTTGTAAGCCCCTGCCATTCCACCAGATATACGCTGTTCTGACATAAAATCTTTGATTTTTGCATAGGTGTGAGAAAACTCTTCTCTGTCACAGTATTCTATCAATCCTCTACGTGACATATTACAAAATACTGCGAAACCCCATTCAGTAAGCGGACGCTCTGTCGGAAGGTCGATTAAAGTACCTGCGAGATC